AAATCTTGAGCAGTACCAAAAACTACTCAAATAAGCCTACGAGCTAATCGTGCGTTCATAGGCTGAAGCACTACAGCACGACTACAGAGAATGAAGAGAGGAACGACAATGTCAACAGAGACTGCAACCCCAACAAAGGCAGCAGAGCTGTACACAGCTGGCAAGTCAGTAGTAGAAGTAGCAGCAGAACTTGGTGTTACATACGGCAAGGCTCGTAAGCTTATCGCTGAGGCCGGTGCTGATATTCGTAATACATCAGATCGCCTAAAGGGAAAGACTCGTAAGGCTAAGTAATGTTAGCTAACCTACGTGAACTTGTGAGTAACTTAATCTGGCCTGCGGTAGCATCAGCGGTGCTAGCGGCTTTAGCCATCGTTACCTCGCTATATACAGATAATGGAAGCTTAGTGCTAGCCTTAGGGCTTAGCGCTATTGCATCAGCGTGTCTAGCACAGACAGTGTAGCAGACCTTCCATCAGAGGCTCCTTCAAACGAGGGAGCTTCTGATAGGTCTACTTGTGGGTGTAGCAATTGCGGCTGTGGTTCTAACGCTGTAAACGTCTACATCAATGACGAGGAAGATGACGACTGGGGAAGAGACATAGCTCCACTTGGCTATCGTAGAGTACAGCGACAAGAGCTCTTTGAGTCTACGATCCTTAATGTACTTGAAGTACTAGAGCAAAAGGCAAAGGCTATGCTTGAACGAGCCGAGGCTAAAAGAGATGCGATGAAACAGAGTAAAAAGTAGCCTCAAGGCTATTTATTGTGGTATAGTTAACTACAGGTAAACAACCTACTACGGAGAGACGAAAGGACTAACAATGTTATCCCTTCTTATCTCCGGCCCTATGCAAGCGGTAGAGGACAAGCGTAAGCTTGAGAAGCATAGCGGTAGCAAGAAGCTCGTTGGAACTTCAATGAGTTGTCCCATCCCCGACCTAAGGAGGCGAACTAGCGTTGCAAAAACTCACACTACGTGGACTAGCAATGTCGACAGCGGCCTATGTTTTGGCACTAACAATCGGCACATTCTCAATCGTTATGGCTTCATCAAGCACAGCTGATGACACTGTAGCAGAGGCAAAGGCACAACCAGTTGTTGCGGTAATCACCGACCCACTGGTTAAGCACAAGAACGCAAAGGTATTAACTGACACAGAGTTAGTTGAGCTTTTACAAGCGGTAGGCTTCGAAGGCAAGGCACTTAAAATTGCTTGGGCTACTGCTATGAAAGAATCAAGCGGGCGTCCTATTGCCCACAATAAAACAGCCAGCACAGGAGATAACTCTTACGGCTTATTCCAAATCAATATGATTGGTTCATTAGGCTCTGATCGTCGTGCAAAGTTTGGCATCACTAGTGATGCGGCGTTGCTAGATCCAGTGACTAATGCTAAGGCAGCCTATTACATGACAGCCCAAGGAACTGATTGGGGTTCATGGGGTTTAGGTCCTAATGCTTACGATGGTGACCCTGCGGAGCCTTCCCTAACAAAGTGGATCCCTAAGTTCCCATCGTCAAAGTCGTAGTTTTATCTAAGGATTATAGTGTACCTATGAGCGAAGATATTACTAACATTGACCAACACGAAGATGATTCATTTGCGGTGCAGCCTGAAGAGGCACAACCTGTAGAAGAGATCATCATTGAAGCAGAGGTAGAAGCTCCAGTAGTTGAAGCCCCTGCGGTAATCGAAGTACCAGTTCCTTCAGCTCCTAAGGCTGCGGTAAGTGGCGCTGACACAGACGATGTGTATCTAACTAATTGTGTGTATAAGAACCCAGCTGCACGCAAGTCTTTAACTGTTCATCACCTTCAACGTCGTCTAGCAGAGCTAGGCTACAACGAGGCTATGACAGATAAGGATGGTTGGTTAGGCGATGAGACTAAGACAGCTATTGAGAAGTTCCAAAAGGATAAAGGCTTCGAGCCTAATGGTGTAGTTGATGAAGCTACATTCCTTGCTATCTTCAAAGGCGACATGAACGTAGTCGCAATAGCTTAATCTTTAATTAAACTAATAAGCCCTGTGCATTTACTTGCACAGGGTTTATTTTTTATATTCTGTATAAACAACTTGTCTACTAGTAACTCATAGGTACAATAGTATCTATAGTCACTATAGCTACTACATTACACAATAGTTTATCCACTTGCCAAAATAAATTATTATTTTTTTATAATAACTATTATTTTTCTCATAACCGTCAGCCGCAAATATTTTAACGGTTGGAGACGTTTTTGGCAGCACCGATTTCATAGCATATCCATTTCTCACGTCCAAGCCATTTAACCAAAAGGTACTGCTTCTGCTAGTTTTGTACATCATCTTATGACCGCAAAAGTGTACACGTCTTCGCAGAAAGATGATACTGTATTCACATGGCTAAGGCGCAAGAACTTCCGCAGGCAGAGAAAGAACTTCTCGCCACCCTGCACAAGGAGCAACTCTGGCGCCGTGTTCAGGAGTTAAACGAAGCAGGCTGGTCGTTACAATCCATAGCTAATGGATTCATCCCTGAGAAGCGGCGTAGTACCATTCGTTCCTGGGTTGTGAAAGAGTTACCCGAGCGCGAAGTTATCACCGCAGGTTTCCCTATCCCGAAGCCTCCCGTTAAAAAAGTAAAGTCACGACGCAAGCGTGTGCCATCACCTGGGATCCCGCTAGACGAGCAGTTGCGCATTGCGAGACTGTCACCGCTAGCGCGACGCTATCGCGCCCGCACGGCTCCTTCGTCCTCTTCTTTCACCGCGAATGTTGAGCTTACGAGTATCGCAGGTGTTCTGTACAGCAAGGGTGTTACCGTGTCAGAGCTCGCCCGTGCGTCCGGCGTAACCTACCGCGCGATGAAACGCCGCGTGGATAAGGCAACCCAATGAAGATCACCCATGACATCTTCCCTGCTTCTATCTTAGTTGCATCCCCTGATGTATTTCAGGATTTTACCTTAGCTTCTACTTCTTCTTCTCATACTAATCCAACTGGCGCTCGCAGTTTCACGCGAGTACGCCTCGTAGTTATGGAAGATCCCAATACACAAGTAGTTCTTGTTGCCGCGGATCATCCTGACGGACCACGCCTGGTCTTTAGGGAAGTTATACGCACGCTCAATTGGTCTGGAAACAAAAGACAAGATTCTCAGCTCATCACCAAGTCCGGAAAGGTTATTGCCTTTAAGTACGTCCGCGGTTGCGACTGCGGTTCACGGCTCCGCTCCTGGAGCCCCTACCAAATAATGAAAGAAGAGATAACATGACAACTATAAGCAACTTGCCAACGAGTATAGCAAGCCTCAGCAATATCTCAGCACTACACTTCATCGTTCTAGTATTCTTTGTTTTCCGCGTTACACGAGCGCTTGTCTATGACGAAATATTCTCGCCCGTACGAGAACTTATCTGGTCCAAGAAGTCTCCCGAGGACAGCTACCTGGGCTTCTTCTTTACATGTCATTGGTGCGTCTCGTTATGGGTTGCGCTCCCGGTTGTGATCTTTTATGCCGCTTTTCCAAGTATCACTTTCCTAGTAGGGTGTATATTTGCCCTGTCCGGTTTAGTTGGACTAATAACCGCGCGTATAGATCAAGAATGATCTGGCGTTCCGTTACGACAATGACGAGGAGTAATAAGTAGTGGCAGTCTTTAGTAGCAACGATAAAAAGCCATCGCGCGCTCAACGCCGCGCGCAACCTAAATCTTCTCGTGTCGTTCCGCAGAGTTCTATCAACATTACGTCTAACCCTAACTACGCACAGTCCGCTCCTTACTCTGCTCCTCGCGCTCTTACAGCCGCGGCAATGCAGATGCCACTTAACGATAAGGGCGAGGTTGAACGCTTTAAGCAACGCCGTGGCGGCAAGTCAAGTGACTGGCAGAGTGAAGCCTGGGAGTACTATGATGCTATCGGTGAAATTAAATACGCCTTTAACTTAGTTGCCTCGGTTGTTTCACGTATTCGTTTATACGCGGCGGTAGTTGACAATCCTGCGGAGAGCCCTATCCCTGTTCGCAACTCTGATGTTATCGACGAGCGTCTTGCGTCTGCAGCCGAGCGTGTTCTAGGGCGCCTTGACTCCGCGTACGGCGGGCAAGCTGGCCTATTAAAG